GACCAAACGCTTCGACCTCGTGATGAAGCACGGTGCAGACGGGCGCACGTACATCTGGGATCACAAGGTGACAGGCGGAAGCGTCAGCAAGAAGCGCTCGGAGCAGTACGCGATGGATGGCCAGTTCGCAGTGAACCGCATCATGGGTCAGCAGCTGTACGAAGACTTCGGCGGTGTCATTCTGAACTTGGTGCAGCGCCGTAGCCCCTGGACGGTGAGCCGGCAGCATGTCCCTGCTACGCCCTGGAGAGATGAGCAGCTGGCTCGGCAGATTTACTCAAAGGCCCACTCACTGGGCAATCAGCTGGTCAATCACAAGAATGGTTTCATCACTGAAGGTGATTGGCAGATGACACAGAACGAACTTGTTTGCTACCACCGCTATGGCAAGTGCGGAGCATTTGACCTCTGCCAGTACGGCCCGGAGTGAATGACATGGAAACTGGAAGGCATGTAATCATCGACGCGTGGACACAGGAAGCGCGACTCATCAACGACGTCAAGCTCGTGGGTGACTTGCTCAACGAGCTTGTAGAGCTGGTGGGGATGCAGATTCTTCGACCGGCGGAGATCGTGGCTGTCCCTCTCAATCCCTCGGTGACATCGGGCGAAGACGACGGAGGTGTGACAGGGACTGTGATCCTCACGACCTCTCACGCCAGCATTCATACCTGGCCTCTTCGCGGTCACGTGAGTTTCGATTTGTTTTCGTGCAAGGATTTCAACGTGAAGAAAGTCGTTGATTTTCTTACAGAAAAACTTGGCCTCACAGGCGGACAGATTCGCAGCCTGCCACGCAATCACGCGCCTGATGACCAGCACCGTTGGAGTCTCATCGCTGAAGAGAAGTCATCGTTGAGGCTGGTTCAAGGCATGGCGAAATGATCAAGAGCTTGTTTACGGACCAGCCCCGACCGTAAACGACAAACAGCCACTGGGAGCTCGATCGTCTGTGTTACAGTCGCCGAGCCCCGCGGGGCACTACCACAACAACAACATCACTGGAGGCGGCCATGGCGAATGCCACGGTCATGGGCATGGTCTTTGGCCAGCCCAAGCGCATGAAGACCTCTATGGTCGCAAGCGCATTCCCCAATGCCCTATGGATTCCGGGCGAGGGAATGAACGCGATCAAGAGCGTCACACAAAACGAGTGGGGATTTGAGCCCACCGTCTACGAGCATCCTGTCAGGACGCTTGTTGATTTGCTCGACCTCATGGGTATGCTCGAGCAGCAGGGTCTCGTGGAATCTTATCCAGCTGTCTGTGTCGATGGCATGACAGCACTGTGCGAAACGAGCCTGAGATTCTGGCAGGACAACCCTAAGATCACCAACAGCGGCAAGGTCGACAAGTTCTGGCCGTACCAGCAGCTCAAGGACAAGCTTCTCCGACTGGCTGAGAAGGCCAGACACATCGGCGTGAGCGTGTTCATGGTCGCTCACGAGCAGGCACCTGGGGCTGGGATGGACGGCAGCTTTGTTCCTGGTGGCCCATCTCTGGGCAGCAAAGGGCAGGTTGTGCGTGTGCCTGCATGGTGCGACTTCAACGCTCGCGCCATCGTGAACAAGGACTACCCAGACCCTTGGATCAAGGGCGGGTTGTTCGTCAACCCCTGGGACAGCACCTGGGTCACGGGTGACCGCAACGGTGTCGGCTACGCGGAAAGTCCGCCGAACGTCAGAGAGCTGCTACGAGCGAGCGCCGTAGACTACGGCCTGTCTCGCCGAGCAGGTCTTGAGTGGCAGGACGAAGTTGCTGACCATGTCGCCGCAGCTGTGCAGGTCGGCGACGTCAACGACGCAGTGAACGCCGGGGTCAACAAGGCGCAGAAGTTTGCCAAGGGCAGCGGACGCGACACGCAGCTTCACATTCGTTGGGCAGTGCAGGATGGCATCGCTCGAGGGGTGATTCAGAAGCAGCGCAGCGACAACCTTTTCAAGGTTCTTGAACCACCCAAGCCCGCGAAGAAGGGCCGCAAGGCACCCCCTCCTCCGTCCGAGTGACGGCTGTTCCGGCAGTAAACCGGATTCAACAACAACGACAAAAAACCAAAAAACCACAGGATCGAAGATGTCTTTCTTCATTCCCGCAGAGACCGCCGCGTCCGTCGGCACTGGCAACCTTCCTCCCAGCACGGGCTACTACCCGGTAGAGGTCGTCGAGTTCGAGGACCGCGGTGTTCTCGATCGTCAGGGCAACTACAGCTACTTCATTCACATCAAGTTCCCCAACGGTGCTGTGACTCGTGAGATTGGCTCGTGCCCGTTCGACTCCGACGGCAACATGGCTCCGGCTCTTCAGGCGATGGACGAGCAGACCCGCAGCAAGAAGATCAGCGGCATGGTGGCAGCCATCAAGCGGGTTGCACTGTCTTCGGGAATCACCGAGGACTACATGGCAGAGAACGGCCTGAGCACCCAGCATCTGGTGGGACGCACGGCCTACATCGCATGGCTGGGACGCCCCGACGACGTGCCCGCCGGGCAGCGCGTTTACGGCGAAGTCAAGTCCTTCATCAACAAGGATGAGTTCGAAAAGCACGACGCCAGTGGCGACACGCCCGAGGACACTCGCCAGTTTGCGTGGCGCCGAGCATCGAAGGTCAACGCACCCGCTGCGACCAAGATGCCGCCCCCGCCCCCGAGCAATGGAAAGTTCCCGCCCCCTCCTGCCCGCTGATTGTGCGAGAGTAAGCAACCAGTCCCCGTCGTCGATGGCGGCGGGGACTCACCGCAGGAGCACGACATGGAGCAAGAAGTTTGCCCGGGGACACGTTGGCGTCACCGCAACGGCAACTACTACCGCGTTCGCATGATTGTGAACGAACATGCGACCGACAGAGACCGATACCCGCTGCTGGTGGTCTACATCGACGAAAAGCAGCGTACGTGGTGCAAATCTGTCAGCCGGTTTTTGGCTGGTATGAAGCGTGTGGAAGGCTGATGGCCCCACAGCGTACATGGACTTTCCCTATGCTTCGACGCGCGAAGTCTCGCATCGAGGCAGGGGAGAGCTGGGCAGACGTTGCCCAGGACATGGACGTCAACATGAGCACTCTGCGCAAGCAGGTCTACGTGCATCTTGGAAAGATTGATCGAAGCAACTGCCCCAAGCGATTCAAGCGTGAAGCGATGCTTGTAGAAGCGATTCGTTTGCGGAACACCGAGAAGATGTCGTACGGAATGATCAAAGACGCCGTCGGGTGGCCACGAACAACCTGCGCACTGCAGCAGTCTATTCGTCGCTACGCCGCCTACCACGAGCTCGAAGTTTTCAAAGGACTGCCGACAAAGCGCCGCAGCCGGTGGGATGACTATGAAAAATAGTCTCGACCCAAGAAAGCACGGAGCGAAGTGCGATCGTTGTCCGCTGGGACCGCAAGGCTGTCTGTCGGATGGGACATGGAGCCCTGTGCCACCGGAGATGCATCAGAACACCACCGTCGCCGCGGTGCTGGAGGCGCCGAAGCGAGAAGACGTGAGACATGGTCGACCGCTCAGCGGTCTTGACGGAGCTGAGTGGGACAGGGCGCTCAAGGCAAACGGCTTGAAGCGACCGATGATTGACCTGTTCTTTGTGACCGCATGCGCCTCGAAAGATGGCTGGAAAAAGATGGAGGCACAGCTTCGTCGCCGTCGAAAGTCTGCCCAGAAGAAGATGCAGAAGGCAGGCATGTCTGCGGCAGAAGCCAAGCGGATCGCTGAAGAAGACCTTCCGCATCCAGCAGACTGCTGCGCCCCTTACCTCCAGACCATGCTGGCATCCTACGGATACGTGATTCCGCTCGGCAGCACCCCTGCGCAACGAGTGCTGGACACGGCTGCCAGCATGTCCAACCTCGAAGGAGACATGCGTGAGATGAAAGCCAGTCGCTTGACCTGGCAAGCCTTCGACTGGACTCAGTCGAAAGAAGACTGGATAGTTAAAGTCGTTTCGACGTATGACCCTGGCTACGTCAAGCATTCGCCCAAGGTGCGCCCTCAGTTCTACGCGACTTTGGGCAAGGCGTTTCGGTGGTTCAACAACGCGCTTCATTGGCGAGAGCCCGTTGTCTCCGAGCAGCCCACCGCTGACGAGCTGCGAGAGTGGCTGTCGGTTCCTGCACCGTTCTGGGTTTATGACTACGAAACAGACGGCATCAACGTGCTGGACATCGGGGTGCGGTGTCTGGCTATCGCTACGCCTGACCTGAACGAGTACGGCGAGCCAACGATGCCATGGGAGGAGCCGACAACGCTGGCTCGCAGCATCGGCATCGGCATCATGGGAACTGACCGGCCCGGCCGTCGTTACTACTCGCCAAGCGGAGAAGAGGAGATCAAAGACATTCTCCGCGAGTTCTTTTCCGATCCAACCAAGGTCAAGGTCGGACACAACGCCGGATACTTCGACCGACAGGTGACTGAGCACTGGCTGGGGGTCACCCCTCGACCGACAAGAGACACGCTGTTCGATGCACGCTTCACCCACCCAGACTTGCCCAAAGGTCTCAAACCTACCGGTCGAAGACTGACAGACGTACACAAGTGGGAAACCAGTGAGAGCGGCGAGAAGAACAGCGGCAGCAAGGTTCTCGACAAAGAGCGTCTGACGTACTGCGAATACGACACCGTGGTCAACGCCAGGATTGTTGAGCCATTGCGCCGCTCTGCTGACGAAAACGGCGCTGCCCGACCCCTGCCTGACTGGGCAAAGCCAGTGAGCTGGCCTGCAGGTCGACCCTGGGACTTGCGGCACCTGGACCACGCACGGCAAGAGATGTGCGTTCAGATGCATCAGAACGGGGTGTACGTCGATCAAGCCAAGGCAGCGATACTCACCGACAAGTTCGAACGTGTGGCGAAAGACTTGTACCAGCAGCTTCAAGACCTCGGCGATGCCGCGGGGGTCAAGAAGCAGAGCAACCGAGACTTCAACCCAGGTTCGTTCGACCAGGTTCGCAACCTGTTGTACGAGCAGTGGGACTTGGGCGTCCCGTACGGAATGGATGCCCGAGAGTTCTACACAACAATGCGCAGCGGCAGTTTCTTCTCACGCTGAGACAGTATCGACGTGTGAGAACCAAGGTGCTGGGCACACAGCTCTACGGGCTGCGGCCACTCAAGGATGGCGGCGCGCTTCACCCTGATGGGCGGGTCCGTTCCACGTGGAACAGTCACACCACCGCCGTCGGCCGTCTGTCATCGAGCAGACCCAACATGCAGAACCAGTCCAGTCGAAAGGACCTGGGCGGCGTGAGGTCGCTGTACTGCGCTGCCCCGGGGCACATCTTGGTGGGCTGCGACCTGAGCGCCGCGCACCTTGTCATCACTGCCAACTACTGGGGCGTTCAGCGTTTGCTGGACTGCTTCGCGGACAACCTCGACCCACATTGTTGGTTGGCGCACGACCTGTTTGGAAAAGACTTTGAGCAAGCTTCTGGGTGGACCAAGGGATTCAGCCTCAAGTCAACACACAAGCCGAGCAAGAAAGGCAAGGCCGGGCAGTTGCGCGAGCTGACCAAGACCTACCGATACGCTTCAATCTACTGGGCATCCGCCGAAACAAAGCACTCGGTGATTCGATCGACAGAGCTCACGGGCTTCAAGACACGTGATGACGGCAGTGAATATCTACACACCGACTTGCCGTACCTCCGCTTCGACCTCAATCAGGTTCGGTTCTTCGACCGCGTCTGGCACGAGGCTGAGCCTGACTGGATGATGGCTTGGCAGGACATGCTGGCGCTCTACGAAAAGCAAGGCTTCATGGAGGACCCGCTCTTCGGCCGACGGTCTGGTGGCCTGCAGGAGGGAAAGAAGAATGAAGTGGTGAACTTCCCTGTGCTCGCGTGCGAAGCGGCTGTCATGGCAATCGCGGAGCAGCGAGTGCTGGAGGCATTCCCTTTCCAGAAATGGGGACCTGGAACAGGTCTCACTGCGCAGGTGCATGACTCACTTGTCGTGGAGGTACCTGAGCACATGGCGGAATGGGCACAAAAGAAGATGACGGAGTGCATGACAATCGAAGTTCCGGGATGGCCTGTCGCCTTCACCTGTGAAGCAGATATTGGCCGCACCTGGGTGGAAGTGTAAAACAACTGTTTGACAAAGGCACACAACGGCTTACTACGTTTTTCTACAAAGGAGGGTGCAATGGATGACCTGGACTACCGTTTCTTCCTGGCA